CAGCATTATTTTGCGGATAAATCCACATGTGAGGTCTTTGCGAAATTGGAATCAAGCTAGTCGGATTCGACGCATACAAAGGTGGCGCACTACCTGGTAAGGGTGTGTACGCAAACATCATAGCTCCGTAATAAAATGGAGCGGCGTTGATAACGACTTTCAAGTGCATTTGGCCACGAAAGAAAGCAAAATTAGCAATCTTACTCGCAATAGCGGGTGTGGCAAAATACAGAGTCCAAGGATCAAAGGATGAATTGGCAAATCCACCTTCATTCCACGCATAAGTTTTGATCAAGACCGGCCGTTTGAGAAAATTTCCCATATCGATCGACTGATCATCCGCACCGAAGTGCGCTTTTGAAGGTGCTGCGAAACTCAGCATCTCTCCCTTCGTCTCATCCATAAACTGGGTGGTCTCGTGGACACTATTAGTGCCTGGAGAGTCGTTCACGACTCTCGTACTAGCTTGAGCAGTTTCCTGCGAGGTACTAGTTCCTCCTGTGTTTGTGGTTGTAGCAGGTCGTGTAAAACCAACTTGGTCGACCCAGACCAAGTCAGGGTTTCCTTTATTGTGTTCCACAAAGCACGCCCTATGGTGGGGGCGGGACACGAGGGCCCCAAGTGGCACTGCACAGCCCACTCTTCTTTTCTTATCAAAGGTGAATAGAGAAGACAGTAACTGCTGAACAGCGGGAATTTTGCCTCTTGGACATTTTCCGACGCCCACGGAAGGTTCATGACCTCCCTGTAGTTGGTGGTTCAGAGAAACATAAGCGCAATCTTCACAGATTACAACATGCTCAGATAACCAGTAGCGAGTCCGACTAGTAGCTGAAGGTCTGAAACAGTGTTTGCACACATCATCAAGACCACAGTGGATACAGTCGACCTCTATGTCGTCAAAGCGGCAAAAACCACATATGACGCACAATCGTTTCAAGTCATCATCACGCTCCAAGTACTTTAAAACGCACCGGTCGTGATTACAGAGCCTACAAGAGGACTCCGCTGACCCCACTCCTCCGCTCTGCTCACTACCTCCTTCCAGTCTATATTCACAATGAATAAAAGCAGGTCGGGGGTTATGTGCAAGAAAATCTTTTGAATTCTCCTTATAACGGCGCATCAGTTCATCCCACGATTCAAGATCCTTCTCCACATAGGGGGTCAGGTCATTCTCGTCGATTAACATCAACAATTGAGTGTGCCACTTCTCGAATTTCTCCCGTCCATGCCAAAACCACTCACTGTTTACACTGTGGATAATTTGGATGCACTGTGCTTCATGAGAAACACTTTTGGAGCGCACGCCTATCATTAGAGCCTTCAAAATTGAAGCTTCTTCGAGAGGACATACATACGATTGTGTCTGTTTTTCATATCGCCATCTTCTCTTCAGGAATGAACCTTCATAGATGGGGATATACGGAACAGATTCCGCTTCTTTCTCCGCCATGGTATATGTAACGCCAATAGTGGCTAACGTCTCTGCCAAAGTGCAGTGAGTAAACCAGGGGGCGGAATCATCAACATTCATACCATTATCATCACCATATGTAATCAACTTTACTTTCAGTTGGAAAGAAAATGTTTCATGCAACGGGTTCCGAATATGATACACATATCTCATGTACAAGCAATTCACAATACCATTAATAATAACAGTTAATGCTTGTCCGGAGGGGTTTTTCCCTAAGAACTCGATAAGATCTCCATTGAAATCTACGAGAGCAAAGGCAATATCGTAACCAATACCCCGGATCAAACGAAGATGATCCTCTGAGGCACCGGCACGACGGTGGAATTCTTCAATACACCA